TATAAGCGATAGCATTACAGGTGTCCTTTAAAGATGTAGTAAGTAGTGACTATGAATAGCGATGCCAAAAAGCAGTAAATCTTGAGTTCATTGAGTTTCTTTAGATCCCTGCCAAACTCATCAGTTAGGTTTTTGTTATCTTTTAGTATGCGCTCTTTAATGACCTCTACTTCAGTCCAAGCAGCAGGGCCATGCTTCTCGATGATGTCTCTTTTGAGTTCTTCTTCTATCTGCTTAATTTCGTATAATCCACGCCATTCTTCAACGGCAGAGAACACAGAGGTATCTTTGGGCCTGTTTAGTTGCTTCTTGCGGAAGGCGGCTCTGGCCTGCACATCAGCCTTGCCAAGGTCTTGAATGTCCTTGGTGACTGACTCCAGTTCCTTACCTACCGCCAATGCCTCTTTGATGCCAGCGACAGCAGCCTTGGCAACTTGAGTGACTGGTTCGCTCATGTTACTGACCTACTTGTTCTCTGCGGCGCAGTTCTGCCTCTAAATCCTCAACAGAAAATACAGGTTGTTCTTGTTGTGCCTCTGGTCTTTGTGGGGCAGCCGGTCTAGCAGTAACAGCAGGCGCTAATGAACCAGCAACCAAGGCATTGATAGCCTCTGTCGGAACTTTATCTAACTTTGGATTAGGCTTTGATAGTTCCCTAATTAACTGCCTTCCATTAGGGTTAAACATCATATAAGCCATCTTTTGCTCATCAGCAAAGCCTACCATCAGTCTCCAAGAGTCCACCACAGTCTGCACACCGTACTTAGCAATTGCCCCTTTTAAAGCACCGGCACCCTCAGCAGCGGTTCTGGCTGCTTGGTTAAACTGTGCTGGATCTAAGTCCATAAATGATGACCTACGTTGGATTCTTTGAATCTGTTCTAATCCTGTCCTAAACAAATTCTTTTCTTCTTTAGTAGGAAAGAGCCACTGAATGTCTGCATCTTTCAGCCCACCAAGTTGTTTTAATGCTGTCCCAACATCAAACTTAGGGCTTCCAGCAGCGGCAGCATCTCCAATACGGGCAGGTTCCAATATCTGACCTAATCCTTGGCTTCTAAGGGATTCCCAGATGTCTGGACGAGCACTACGGAGCACAGCAGCGGCATCTGCTTTCTGTGTTGCTGGTAAATTGACAAACTTAGTTACCACGTCTTCTGGCACCAAAGCATTCGCAGAAGGTTGGTCAAAGTATTTTACAAGTGGTTTAGACGCATAGTCATCCAAAACCTGTAAGTTTTCTCTAAATGCATCTCTAGCCTGCTTTAATGTCCCGGCACCACGAACACCTGACTCAGCCGCTTCATTTAAATCGTCTCTAAACGCACCTAAAACTTGCCTAGCAATGCCCTTTACAACACCAGGGGAAGCGTCTGAAAATTCCGATACTTTTTTACCAGGGACGGAATACGTACCTTTATAAGCTGCATCGCCCCAAGCGGATAAGTTTTGCTGTAATCTGTCTATACTAATATTGTTTGGGGATACCGTTGTTGTAGGTTCAGCAAAAGGAACACCACGCTCATCTACAATCCTACCCCCAGTTGTGGTAGTAGTTGTTAATTCGCTTTTAATTCTACGTAAAGAACCTACTATTGCTTGCATACCAGGAACTTCTGGGTTATCGTACTGAGCAATCAACCGATCAATTGTTTGTTGTACGTTGTTTGTAGGTATAATTGATGCGGTTCCTGCCTCTTTTTTAGCATTATTAAAGTTTGCAGTATTAGTTGCCTTAAACTTATTTTGTAATTGTGTTGCAAAATTATCGTAGGCTTTATAAATACCTTGAGTAATTTGCTCTGCATTTAAATTAGGGTTTGCACTAAACTTCTGTATATTCCCTAAAAACCCATCTACGGACTGAGCCTGTGCTACATCAAAAGCTGACGCAACTGGGCCTGCCTGTGCAGACCGTCTAATCTTCTCTTCTTGAAGCAGAGCCAAAGGTGCGCCAGTACGTTGACCAGCGGTTTCAGTGATGCCTGTTTCAGATTGAGTTACAGGACCCTCTATTCCTTTTGGGGCACCCCCCGCCCGTGCCCGTGCGGCAGCAACACCGCTAGGTGCTAGTAATCCTACTGCCATTTGAGCAGCAGGTGAAGACGGAAATAACTCTTTTGCTGCTACGTTTGAGACCAATCCACCAAGACCTCCTACTAAAGCACCGCCTAACATACCTACTGGGCCTAATGCTGCGCCTGTAGTTGCCCCAAAACCAGCCCCTGGAGCGGCTCCTTCCCCTGCTCTAAAGAACCGTTCATAACCCGGAAAGTCTGCCTCTGTTTTAATCCCTAATGCTTTTGCACCCTCTTCTATTCCAGAAGTCTTTCCAGCAACCTGTCTTGCTATGTCTACAGGTAACACAGGAAGAGTAGTTACACCATAGCCACCACGAGCAGCGCCGGCTGCAAACGCTTGAGCAGCCTTAGATACGCTAAAAGATTCTTGCTCTCTTTTGGCTAACTCTGCTTCAAGTTCTTGTAAAGATGCCATTATTTTCCTTTACTATTTTTGTTGACGGCGAAGAGCAATCTCAGAACGAAGTTCTTCATCAGTCATCTGAGACGGTGGTTTAGGACCACCACCCGGAGAAACAATATCAAGATTAGGAGTAAATCCTTCAAAACTTCCTTTGTTCTTACGGAAATAATCCAAAGCCCTTGTTGATTCATTAAGTTGGTCTTTGTTAGCCTTAACAAGTGCATTAAGAATTGCACGAAGACCTTCTGGTGAGTTAGAAGCATTTGGTAAAGATTCTAAAGCAAACTTTACGTCAGCGTTGGATGGGTTATATCCAAACTGTTTAATAATGCTTTGTAATAAGTTTCTAACTTGAATGTTAAACTGTTCTGTGTTAGAAATTGCTTTTCTTGCTTCTGCTGTACTAACTCCAAGAGTGTCAAGCGCCTTTAAGAAACCAGTACGAGCCTCTGTTGCAGTTCCTCCAATGATTCCTTGAGGAGAATCTAGTAAACTCTGCATTTTAGTCAATACAGGTAGTGCTTTTGATGCAGACTCTCTAGATAGCCTATAACCTTTAGCATCTTCTTTGTCAATATCAAGGACATTTCCTTGACCCATGACTTCAATTTTAGAAGCACCAGCGCCTGCTCTGCTCCGTTCTGCTGCATCACGCTCTGCTCTAAACCGTCTAGCGCCTTCGTTGGTACCAAACTGCTGTATTAACTCATTTAGACGAGTACGATCAGCAATGGTCAGCGGTGCCTCTGGTGTCCTTTCTTTAGCTGCTTGAGCCAATGATGCTTGCGCAGCAGCAAATCTTTGTATTCCTAACGCCTGCTCAGCCTCTAACTTAGCAGCCTGTTGAGCAGCCTGTTGAGCCAATGTAGTTACACCCAACTTAGCCGCAGAAGAAGATAACTTCTTAAAGAATGCTGGTGAAGAGGCATCGCCACCTGAGGCATCTAAGGCTTCTTGGTAGGCCTGCTGACCCAACTGTGCCTGCTGTAGCCTTGGGTCCTGCACTGGTGTGGTACCAAACAGGTTACCAACAACTCCACCCAAAGCACTGCCTAACTGCTGACCTGATCTAGCAGCGCCAAGCAAGGTAATCTGTTGTGGGGTTAACTTAGCCTGTTCTAATAGGTTACGTTCTCTCTCAGCATCGATAGCCTGCTGTATCAGTGCTGGGTTGTAAGAACCAAATAATGTTTGCTCTGCCATTTGTATTTCCCTTTACATTGGGGTGTAGCCACCACTCATATTTTCAAGACCTGAAGAACTTCCAAAATAACCACCTGCTGTATCAATGTCAGGATTATAAGAAAAACCGCTACCGCTAGTACCACCATAGAAACCAGCAGTAGACTGTGGTGCTGGTGCTTGTGTGCCACCAAAGTTTAGGCTCTTAAAGAACTTATCCATCAGGTTCTGGCCTGCTAACTGATTAGCGGCAATCTGCTGTTGCTGTCCACCAAGTCTGGTTGAAGCTGCATCTAAACCACCTCTTAATAGCATCTGACCAGCCTGTGCTCCTGCTGTTGCTGATCTGCCGCCCAACTGAGCACCGATGTCCAAAGGTTGCTGACCTGCCTGCTCAAGCAATTGAGACACACCAAACTGAGTCTGGAACGGTGCCAATGCTGATGTCTGTAGTCTACCGGCTTCACCAAACAATCCAGTACCGAAGTTGATACGATTCCTTGCTTCCTGCTCTGCCTGTGCAGCCAATTGTAAATCTTGTGTGCGGCGTGCATTAGCCAAGGCAGCCAACTCAGGTTGACCTACATCGCCAATGTTGAGGCCTGCACGACCACGACCAAACACAGAAGCGCCTAGTCTTTGTTCTTCACGCTGACGGATAGGATCAAGCATTGCATACTGTTCTTGCAGATACTTGGCTCTAGCCTGTTCTGGAGATTGTGCAAGATACTGTTGACCAAGGCCAAACAAGGTCTCAGAAGGCGCTACAGCACGTTCAGCAAGGCCTAGACTGTCTCCATAGAGAGTAGAGAGCCTGTCTTGTAATGCTTGTATCTCTGGCGATGTGGTATAACTAGCACCAGTAAGGCGGCCCTCAGGACCAAACTGGAACTGTGATTGCCCAAATCTAGTAGAGATGCCTACAGGCCTAAATCTGGCTTCTTCGGCTGCTAATCGAGCGGCTTCTAATTGCTGATCGGCTGCATACCTAGCTGCGGCTGCTTGCTTATTAGCTGCGGATCTTGACGCACTAGCGCCTATAACGGCTCCGACTACTTCACTCATTTAGATTACCTCTTTTTCTAAAATATAACCAGTTAGTTTAAATCCAAACTTCTTCTCAAATGCTTTATAATTACGTTTAGTGCCCATGAGTATCTTCTTGTAGCCTAACTGCTTTGCTAGTTCATTGAGATAGATATTCCAGTAATGCCCATCACCATAAACTTGCAGAGCAACTAAAGCATCATCGTGCTCAGTCCAAGACATAAAACCATGTTCATTCTCAACTAAGTTGTCTAATCTAATTCTGGTATCTTTAGACTTAGTTAGGTATTCTTTTATTTGTTCTTTATTCATCAGGCCTTCATAATGTAGCAAAGTGCATAGTATGGTGGCAGGTTAGTTCCTGAAGTACCAGTAAAGGTTGCTGTGTGCGTATGTGAGTCACCGTTAGATGTCCCTGTGCTTGTAGACCCTGAAGCGGCGCTTCCACCAGTAGACCAAGTACCATAACTAAGAGCAGAATCATCAGGAGTACCGCCACCAAAAATATTATAGTTACCTTGGTTATTTTGGGGAACTGTAACAGACCCTGGACCAACCATCTGGTGATAGTGTTTAGGCATCTGTGCTTCAGTCAGCGCAGTACCGGCAACACTAATAGAACCAGCAGGGGTTGCAGTAGCAGAGCCTCCAGTGTCACCTACGGTGTAAGTAGAACCAGCACCAACAACAAACTTATCTCTTAAGTCAGGAGTGCTGTTAGAGCCGTTACAGAGATACCAACCAGACGGTATAGAAGCAGCAGAGCCTGACCAGATGATGATACCGCCACTAGGGAACGCCGCAGCTACAGCAGTAGCAACAAAGGCTGTGGTAGCAACCTGAGTAGTGCTAGTGCCAGAAGATGCTGTAGGCGCTAATGGAGTGCCTGTAAAGGTAGGGCTATTGCTGTCTGCCTTGGATGATATAGCAGATGCGATAGCGGTGTATTCTGCATCAATCTCAGTGCCCTTGATAACCTTTGCTGGATTACCAGTGCTAAGGCTGTCTTTAGATGCAAAGTTAGTTGCTTTCGTGTAATTGCTCATACTGTTTTCCCTTGTGCGACATAGACATCGATTTTCTGAATAGAAAGAGGATCACCATTTAATTCTGCTTCTAAGCCCAGTTGCATAACAGCCCCGTTACCGCCTGCATTGATCTGGAACTGGTCTAGGACAACACCGTTGGAGAACTCAGCAATGTTGTATTCCCCAATATTATACTCGTAAACTACGCCGATGTCAAGTGTTTTTGTTTCACTATTGTAATTTTCTTTGTAATCAAAGCCCCATTTGATGGCTACGGCATCTCCAGAGCCTCCAATAACCACAAATCCTATCTTTTTAAGGACTTTTAAGGCTGTTGGGCTACCAAAGTCAAAGTAGTTGGTGTAATACTGTAGACGGTAGGTAGAGGCATTATCTAGGTGTCCAAAGTATCGACCAATATACCCAGGCTTGCCCAGCAGCAGTTGCTTAGACTGATTGACAAACAAGGCCTTTGGATCAAGGCTATCCCATATGGTGACACGGGCAGAACCGTCTTGAAGGGCACCACGCATATCAAAGCAGTAGGTAGCCTTGGTTGCTGGCAGGGTAAGCAGGTAAAAGGCATCCCGGTCATAGTAGACAGACTTGATGGTGCTGGCTGTCTCTGAGGCTACAGCGGCAATGAGGTCATCACGGACGTTCTTGGACATATCCCGCATAGGCAGGGACTTCTCTTGGATGACCCGTTGGAGACTACGCACACCAGAGTCAGACAGGAAGATAATATCCGTGCCTGTGTTCTGTACAGAGTCCCTAGCAATACAGCCTACATTGGGGATAAAGTCTGCCAAGGCCAAGGAAGTGACATCTATGGGGTTGCTGTAGATAGCAATGTTGTTCCTACCAAAGATGATTAGGAAGCCGTTGTGGGCCGCTAGAGCGATAATCTGGTCATTATTAGGAAACACAGAGTTGATCGATAGAGAGCCTGAGTCACCGCCTTGGAAGTCAGAGCCGTCCAAGAGCCTGCTAAAGTACACAGTCTGCCTGTCACCTACAAGGTCTGCCATCCAGATACGACCATAGGCAGCTAAGGCACAGTTGGGCTTAAAGTCTGCTATGGAGTAGCCTGTTGGTAATGTGCCAACATCGCCCAACTGCTGAAAGCCAAAAGAGCCAGAATGTGAGTGTGGGTCAGCAATAGTGGTCACTGTGCTAGTCAGAGCATCTGCAACTGTGTAGCCTGTACCGGCTGTAGAGACTGTTACAGTGGCTACACCAGATCCGCTTAGGGTTGCCACAGTCAGTTTAGCACCAGTGCCTGTACCGCCTGCTAAGGTCAGAATATCACCTACACTGTAACCAGAGCCAGCAGCCGTGACCGTTACAGTCGCTATTGGACCAGTACCGCCACCACCGCTAATCGTAGCCACAGAGAAGGTAGCACCAGTGCCAGGAGTAGGTAGGTTGTGGAAGACCAGTACAGGGTGTCCTGTCTGTACCATATAGGCATGGGAGATAGCGTCAGCACCGTCACCAAAAGGCAGAGCCGCAGCTTGCCAGTTATTGCCTGTTATCGTGTAAGACACATCAGCGGTATTGGCCTGTGTTCTGACAGTCTTGGTGGTCATGGTTGTGGTGCCAGTAAACAGTTTATTGTTACCGGCACTGATGGTCTGGTTGCCACCAACGTCAATCATCTCAAATATAAACTCTACAGGGTTAGCAGCACCTAAGTCTGTGTTGACTGCTGAGTTTACAGGAGTCCAGCCACGCCTTGCACCAATACGACCATACCTATCAATAACACAGTTCTGTGCCTTCAGAGCATAGCCTGAAGACAACTGAATACTGCTTTCTTGCGTGTTTAGGCCTAGAAAGCCTGGAGCAGCAATAGTAGCGGTCTGTATTCTTTTCATTAAATTGAACCCCAGATGAGTTCTTCAGGGTAACGGTTAGCCTCAGCAGCTATGTGGTCTGA